GTAAATTTGCTGCCATTGGCTACGGGGGTTCGAATCCCTCCGCTCCCATTCGCCGTCTTAGCACAGCGGTAGTGCAGTTGATTTGTAATCAACAGGTCATCGGTTCAAATCCGATAGGCGGCTTTGTTAAGGAACAGTTCAAGAAACGCATAGATGAACATAGGGCATGGAAACACTAGAACTCATTTCTTACGCTATCGGAGCAGGGGCTGCGTTTGTCGCGGGTCTGCTGAAACTGTACAACATTGGCTACACTAGGGGCTACGATGACGGCAAGCACTGCGGATTCACGCAGGGTCTGTATGCCGCTGCCAAGCGAGAAGACAGACAGCAAAAGCAGTACCGGAGACAGGTTCAGTATTCTTGATTTTTGAGTCTTGATTTCGCGGCGCAAGCGTGTACCATCAGGCAATCAATCCGTGAACGATCATAAATACATCACATGAGCGAAGAAAGGCTACCGATGGAAGTAAACAACATACGGTTTCCAAAAGAAGTGGAAGCCCACGCAAAAAAGTACAGTGTTTCGTATATTGATTCGGTGATCGCTGTTTGCGAACGCTACGGCATAGAGCCACAAGTGGCAGCGAAATTCTTAAACAAGCCAATTATTGAGAAGATTCGCGCCGAGGGGCAAGACCTGAATCTGCTTCCCAAGAAGACAAAACTACCAATTTGAATCTTGACATTTGCTATGTGTTGGCTATACTAGCCTACATAGTGATGTCTGATCTTTTCGTCACACACATCAACACACACGGTACATCAAGTACAAGGAGACACGCATGAGTTTCAAGGACATGAAGAATCGTTCCAAGTCGCCCACCTCGTATCAGTCCCTCGCGGCTGAAATGGAGAAACTGAACAAGCGTTCAGAGTCTTACAAGGACGACCGTTTTTGGAAGCCTACCCTAGACAAGACCTCAAACGGCTACGCAGTCATCCGTTTTCTTCCTGCGGTTGAAGGTGAAGACCTGCCGTGGGCACGGGTGTGGAATCACGGTTTCCGCGGTCCGGGTGGATGGTACATCGAAAACTCGCTTACCACCATTGGTCTGAAGGATCCAGTTTCCGAACTGAATTCGCAGTTGTGGAACAGCGGCAGCGATGACGACAAGAAGTTGGCGCGTGACCGCAAGCGTCGCCTCTCGTATGTCAGCAATATTCTTGTCGTGAGTGATCCGAAGAACCCAGAGAACGAAGGCAAGGTTTTCCTGTTCCGTTACGGCAAGAAGATTTTCGAGAAGATTCAGAGTGCCATGAACCCTGAGTATCAGGACGAGAAGCCCATGAATCCGTTTGATTTTTGGGGTGGTGCTGAATTCAAGTTGAAGATTCGTCAGGTGGATGGGTATGTGAACTATGACCGCAGCGAGTTCGCGGAACCGTCTGCCCTCTTGGGTGGTGATGACAAGGCTCTTGAGGAACTGTGGAAGAAGCAGTATGCGCTCAAGGAGTTCACCGATCCCAAGAACTTCAAGTCATACGATGAATTGAAGGCGCGGTTGCATGAAGTTCTCGGTGGAGATATTCGTGCTTCCGTAAACGAGTCCGCTGCAAAGGGTGGCGCAGAAGCCGCTTCTTTTGATGATGAGGACGAAACCCCTGCCCGACCTGTTCGGAAGTCAGCGGTGGCTGACACTCCTGCCCCAAAGCGGGAGCAGAAGCAGGCAGTACAGTCCGATGACGACAATGAGGACGCTCTGTCGTACTTTGAGAAGTTGGCAAGCGAAGACTGAGCCAACCCAAAGCAGCACCGAAAGAGGCACACGAAAGTGTGCCTTTTTCTTTTACATGGACGCTCGTTCTGCTGCTTTCAGGGTGGGGTCGTTGTTGCGAACACCGCTGTTTCCGCTGTTGTTGTTGATGGTGGTGTTGCTGTTGTTTGTGGTAGGAGCAACGACCGTGTTCATGCCTATGGGTGCTGGTGGGCCCATTGTTTCAGCAGCAAGAGCGTCTTGGCTTTGTTCAAGCGTGTTTAGAGTTTGTTGGGTGATGTTTTTTTCACCCGGAGGAACAATTGTGCCTTTAACTGTTCCATTGTCCATGCCCTCTACTGGCATTACCTCATTTCTTGCAGATGGGTCTAGTTGCAAGATTCTTTCACGCCTTGTGCCCTCAACTGTTCTATTGTCCATGCCCTCTACTGGCATTACCTCATTTCTTGCAGATGGGTCTAGTTGCAAGATACTTTCACGCCAGATTCTTTCACGCCTTGTGCCTTCAACGGTTCCATTGTTCATGCCTTCAACGGTTCCATTGTTCATGCCTTCAACGGTTCTATTGTTCATGCCTTCAACGGTTCCATTGTCCATGCCTTCAACGGTTCCATTGTCCATGCCTTCAACGGTTCCATTGTCCATGCCTTCAACGGTTCCATTGTCCATGCCTTCAACGGTTCCATTGTTCATGCCCTCTACTGGCATTACCTCATTTCTTGCAGATGGGTCTAGTTGCAAGATTCTTTCACGAATTGCCTTTGTGTCTTCTCCGGGACCATGTTGCATTTCATACTTTGTCAGAGATTCAAGTGCTTGTGCGCCTGTCAACTTTTTGTCGCTTACGAGTTTTGGCAACATTCTGGGGTCTTCGGACATTCTTTGAATGTACTCTGGAGTACTGGTTTGCCGCTCGTGTTCAGCAGTTATTTTAGCACCAAGTTCTTCTCTTTCAGCATCACGCCGTGCGTCATCGAAAGTCCATGTATCGGAATCAAACATCCGATCTGACAGGTCTGTGCCAAATACTGCGTCAATACCCTTGTTTACCACCCATGCTGCACCAAGACCAAGTGCAGCCCCTGCCGCTGCTGCGGCAACCCAAGGCGCAGCAGCCGCTGCCGCACCACCAATAGTGGTAACAACCGATCCCACCGCTCCAGCAACCGTGGTTGCAAGACCTCCAAGCGTGGTTGCAATACCAGATAGCATTGGTCCAAGGCTAGAAACCAAACTACCGATGGTTGACGCAGCAGAGCCAAGAATACTGGAAAGGTTTCCCAGTCCAAAAAAGTCCAAAATTGAGGAAATAAATCCACCGCTTTCGCCCGTAGTAGCCCCTCCCGCCCCACCGCCTTTTCCACCAAACAAACCCTTCATTTTTTGAAGAGCATTGATCCGCTTGTTTTCTTCTTCGCGGCTGGCTTCTTCTGCTTTTAGTTCTTGATCTTCTGGATCATACTGATCAAACAACAGTTTTTTGATGTCTTGAACATTCAGCAGTATCGCTTTAAGGGTTACCACGGCAGACTTGTCGAATCCGCCTTTTGCTCCCTTCGTGTTCGTGATTTCTGCAACCGTGGTTCCACCGGGTATGGGTGGCTCCGCTGTCCCCATCCCCATCCCCATGTCGGGTGTTGTGAGCGTCGGCCCAATCTCGCTGCCTCCACGCCTTCCGTACAATGAAGTTCTTCCCGCTCTAGAGATTTCTTCCGTGAGTGTTGATAGGGCTTGTGCTTCTTCCTCTTTCTGCTCTCGTCTTCTCTGAAGGGAACGGCTTATCATTCCACCAACAAGAGGAATTTTTGCTGCCATCTTTTCGGGCAGCATTTTCATGTAATCGCTTATTTTTTCTTTGGCTGCTGCTCGTATTCCAGTTTCCTTGGACAGAGGCTCTTCAATCTTGTCAATGATGTCAAGGAGTTTTTTCGCAATCTCTCCGTGCTTGCCGCCGCCTTTGAACACATTTTGTGTTACTCGCTTAAAGGTTCGCAGACGCTGTAGTATTTTTCTTTTCTCTTCTACGGTTCGTGCTTTTGCGGCTTGTTCGCTGAGATCAACAACTTTTTCGAATATCTCATATGCAGCAGACTGATCCACCGTTTTTTCCATTTTTTCGCCAAATATATCCTTGTTCTGCTGAACAATTTCTTCGGCAGTTTTTCTCAAGCCATCCAGTAGGGCATCTTGAATTTGGGTTTGTTCTCCACCCAAATCTTTCATGGTCTGCATCAATGCTTTTCTAAAACCCGATAGTTCTTGTGTCACCTCTTCGGGTGTTGCTGTTGGGCCTGAAGGCACGGCAACCGCAACAGCGGGAGCAGCGACTGTAGCGGGTGCTGCTGCGGCGGGAGCGGTTGTTTTAATTTTCAAAAAAC